ACATCCCGAATTGGTCGATATACCGCATGAGCTGCTTTACCGCGCCTGGAATGCGCCGGTAACCGTCTTCCCATTTGCGATAGGAAACAACAGGGTGCCCAACGACCCGCGCCGCTTCAACTTCACTAAGGCCGAGGGCTTTGCGCCATGCAGTGAGATCGCGCCCGGTCATGGCGCGTCACGAAAAAAAGCGTGCAAGAAAGGAACTCCTGAACATACTTCGCGTTCATTACATCCCATTGTATCATTGGAGGCAAGCGAATTTAGGGCGCCTGATCATGCGCTACACCCGCGTCGGCGGCATCCGCTTCGTTCGCATCGGCAGGCTGCAATTCTCGTTCTGCGTCTGCCGCCGCTCCATCTTGCCCGCGTTCGATGACGAGGCGTTCGTCACCTACGCTATCTGCGCGGTGCTGGCCTTCGCGGCGGCTTGACACCCGGCCCACTCTCTGCCAGCCTCTACCCAACGCCCCTCCCGGTCCCGTCCGGTCGCAGGGGCGTTGCCACGTCTAGGCATTGTCTTACGCCGCGCCATCAAGACAGCAGCAAGACAGCTTACAAGACGCTTTTAGCCAACGATATCAACGTTGTCTCACGCCACCGGCTTGTCTTGTGGATTCTACGCGTATGCGTGTGCATACCCACATCCTATTATATATATATTTCTTATAAGACAGATGAGAGAGAAGAAGGAGCATTCCGTTGTTTTTAAAGGAAAATTTCTGTCTTTTGATCACAAGACAGACCAAGACAAACGCGACAAGCCATTGATAAAAAAGATATTTTTGTAAGACAGGGTGCGAGACGGACAGCCTCCGCTTTCGTCTCAAACACCCACCTAGACGAACCGAGGCACAGCGGGTATCATCGGCGCCATCGAATTTTTCAGGAGGGTGATGTGGCGAAAGCTGGCCGAAAGGTTCAATTCGAGCCGGTCGATTTCGTCGCGACGATCTGTGCTCGGATTGCATCAGGGGAAAGCCTTCGCCGCGTTTGTGAGACTTCCGGATTTCCCAGCGTCGGAGTGTTTCTTGAGTGGTGTGCGACTGACGCTCACATTGCCGAGCAATACGCTCGCGCCAGAGATACGCAGGCCGATCACTACGCGGACGATCTGATCGAGATCGCGGACACCGAGGAAGATCCCCAGCGCGCCAAGGTGCGGATCGATGCGCGCAAGTGGGTTGCATCGAAGCTCAAGCCCAAGCGCTACGGCGACAAGCTCGACCTCGCGGTGTCGGGTGAGTTGAAAACCGTTCCCGACGATCAGCTAGACGAACGCCTGACCAAGCTGCTGGCGAAGAATGCCGGCTGATCTGTCGGCGCTATCCGTGGCCGAGAAGCGCGAGCTGTTGGCGCTGCTGGAGGAAAAGGAACGGCGCCGTTCGATGCGTCGAATCGAGACGTACTATCCCGACGAAGGGCCGTTGCGGCGCGAATTATACCCGAAGCATATCGCTTTCTTTGCTGCCGGCGCAGAACATCGAGAGCGACTTATGTTGGCTGCCAATCGTGTTGGGAAGACCGAGGGAATTGGCGGTTACGAAACCTCTGTGCATCTGACGGGACTGTATCCAAAATGGTGGACGGGCCGAAGGTTCAACGGTCCAATCCAGGCTTGGGCGGCGGGTGCGTCCAACGAGACGACGCGCGACATCGTGCAGGCCAAGCTGCTTGGCGGCGTTTCATGGGACGGATCGAGAAAAGGAGTCAAGGGCACTGGATTGATCCCCGGCGAGACCATCGGAACCATTGCGTGGAAGCAAGGCGTTAACGATCTGGTCGATACGGTACAGGTGCGTCACGTCAGCGGCGGATGGTCTGTGCTGGGGATCAAATCTTACCAGCAGGGGCGCAAATCGTTTGAGGGCACCGAAAAGGATCTCGTGTGGCTGGACGAAGAGCCGCCAATCGATGTCTACTCGGAATGCCTAGTTCGGACCATGACCACAAACGGGCTCGTACTCCTGACGTTTACGCCACTGGAAGGTATGAGCCAGGTGGTTATGTCGTTCCTGGAGAATGGCAAGCTGCCGGATAGCATGTCATGAGAGCGGCATGGCGCTCTGCCGCTCTCATTGGGCGGATCTAATTTGGCAAAAAACATCCAGCTACTTTGCGCCACCTGCAACCTCTCAAAAAAGGCTAAGCACCCTCTTGTTTGGGCGCAATCTCTCGGATTTTTGCTATGAGCCGGTACGTGGGCACCTGCACGTGGGATGATGTTCCGCACCTATCCCAGCAGGCCAAGGATGAGCTTTGGGCTTCAATTCCGCCATTCCAGCGTGACGCGCGATCTAAAGGCGTTCCCCAGCTCGGTAGCGGCAGCATCTACCCTGTCGGCGAGTCCGATATCACCTGCGTGCCTTTCGACATCCCCGCTCACTGGAAGCATGTTTACGCGATGGATGTAGGATGGAATCGCACGGCAGTCCTTTGGGGTGCGCTGGATAGTGAGGCTGACGTGCTGTACCTCTACAGCGAGCATTATCGAGGTCAGGCAGAACCCGCTATCCATGCACAGTCCATTAGAGCGCGAGGGGCATGGATACCCGGCGTGATTGATCCTGCCGCCCGAGGCCGCGCTCAAACAGATGGGCAACAGCTTTTGGTGGTTTATCAGGAATTGGGCCTTAACCTGACAATCGCAAATAACGCAGTGGATGCGGGAATATATCAAGTTTGGACAAGACTATCCACTGGTCGCTTGAAAGTGTTTTCGACACTTCAAAGTTTCTTTGGGGAGTATCGACTTTACCGGCGAGACGAAAAAGGGAAAATCGTCAAGGAGTCAGACCATTTGATGGATTGCTGCTTCGCCCCGGAGACAATGGTCTGGACCGATAAAGGTCTCCGTCCTATCTCTGCATTGGATGGCACGAGCGGGAATGTGTATTCGATCGATGGAGAAATCCTGCCTTATATCGCGTGTCGAATGACTGGGAAAAATCGTCGTCTTTTGACCGTTTCATTTTCCGATGGGACCGAAATTCGGTGCACTCCCGATCATAGATTCCTCACGCCAAATGGGTGGGTGCCGGCAATTGATCTTATGGGCGCCGAATGTTATACCTCTGTATCTAATGGAAACAGAGGCGCATCGTGGACCCAACAATTATCAACCAAAGATGCCAGGAGTTTCGCGGGACAAGGTATTATCTTTGCGGAAAATATTTTACCCGAAACGGGGATTTGCTCCATCGAGCGGTATGGGCTTTCAACAACAGCTGGGCCGGAATACCAAAAGGTTTCCATGTCCATCACAAGGACCATGATCGAGCAAACAACCGCGCAGATAATCTCGAATTGGTCGAAGCCTCTGCGCATTTGTCGCGCCACCATACGGGCCACAGTCGAGCTATTACGCTCAAAGCTCTGCAAAAAGCTGCAGGGTGGCACGGAAGCGATGAAGGCAAGATATGGCACAGGGGGCATTACGCGAAGAACGCGGATCTTCTCCACGTCATCGGAGAATTCCAATGCGTTGAATGCGGCGCTCCTTACAACGCTCAAATCAATGGGCGCAACAAATTTTGCTCAAACAATTGCAAGACACGTTATCGGCGCAGATCAAAAGTGGACGATGCGCCTCGAAATTGTGTCGTATGCGGTGTCGAGTTTATTAGCAACAAGTACAGCAAAACCAAAACATGCGGCTCAATCTGCCACGGTGTTCTGTCTGGACGTTCTAGACGAGGGGCATCGAAGCGAGGTTTATTGCCTGACGGTCCCAAAAAATGAGGCCTTTGCCGTTGGGACTGGCGGCATTATCGCGCATAACTGCCGCTACATGTGCATGAGCGGGATTGACCTTGCATCGTTCCGCCCAATGGAAGACTTCAAGCAGCGGTTCGGCATCAAGCCCCAACATACCGTGGAATACGATCCGTTCTCCCGCGACCGTGTAACCGGCGGCCAGCAGCAACCGGGATCGCGCCACGTCGTCGGCTGACGTAAAACGGGCCATCCAGTCTCCCAGATCGGCCCGAGTGTCCGTTGCATGATTGGCGAGGCTTACTTTCGGACCGCTCCTGCGCTTTACCCATGCGCGCCCGTTACTAGGATACCGGGGCCGTGCGCGTTAGAGATCGATGCCTGTGACGCGCCTGGACGGCGGCGCGGCGTAAGATGCGGGCTCCCCAATTTTGGCGATTATGCACTTGACCCAGAAATAGCGGCGCGTTCAATCGGCAACGAACTGCGGCGATTTAAGGGGATTAAATACCGGCAAGAAGGTCGCAATTGGTTTCTTATCTCTAGGCCAGAAACAGAAACGGCGGAGGGTGCCCTGGAAAGCGCCTCCGCCGCGTAGCTGCATCAATCGTAGAAAGGAGGCCGCTATGCAACCACCGTAACCTATACCAACCGAGGCCCGGACTTACTGGACGCTTGAAGCGATCCACTCGTTCCGCAACTCCGTAGGGAGAGAACCTATCCCCAGCCTGCCGATAAAATCGCGCGGGCTGGACCCAATTCCATTACTGGAATGAGGGAAATCCTACACCTTTTTGAGGATTCTGGGAAGAGATATGGCCGAAGATACCGAAGAACAGTTCAGCCCTGAGGATGCGGCGCGTCGCCGCGACGAAATCATCCGTAGGATGATCGCCACGCCTCCTAAGCCTCACAAAGATTCGACGCCTAAGCCCAAGCGCATCAAGTCCGACACGTAAGAGGCATTGACCATCAATACGTGGGCCGGATTAGACCGGCGCGCCTAAGTTCCCGCATCTGAGAACGCGTTAGCTTCGTTTTATGCTGCGCGCTCGGACGCTACAGGTCAACGGGTATTGCACACGAGGCGGCGTTCGTATACTGTGCACGGATGGCTAAGCAAAATATCGTGCCGTTTCGGCTGAAGGATGACGAATTGGCGGCTGTCAAGCAGGCTGCTGCTGACGAGGATCGCGCCGTGAGCGCGTGGGTTCGCATGGTCGTGCTGACACGGTTGCGGTCGGAGGGGCGGCTATGAGGGAGTTCCGAAAGCGCTTGGTCGAGGCTGCCTATGCGCAGATCGATTCCGAGTGCTCGTATGTCGGACCCTTGGATGACGGCCAGCATGTCACGTTAGACGGGGACATCAATCTCCATGCCTTGGTCGAGGCGATCCTCACGGCGATGCGCGAGCCGCCCGGGGCGATGGCAATTTCTGGAGGCGATGTTACGGATGAGGATGGAGATTATTGTGTGGGGAATATTGTGTCGAAAAATGTTTGGCAAGCCATGATCGACGAGGCCCTGAAACGACCCGCGCCGCCCTATTCCTGTTCCTGGCCGTGATGGCGAACGCGCCGCACGACATGGTGAGCGCCGCGCAGGTGGCGATGTGGATGAGTCGATGACCATCCACATAGCCCCGATCCTGATCGTGTGCGCCGTGCTGGCTGTGGGCGTGTGCGTGAGGTGGATGCGATGACCCTTCCCCGCTATCAACAGTCCCGCGTCATCACCGCCGCGCGCATCCTGAGCGTGAACGCCAAGTTCAAGTCAATCACGGTCGAGGACGCGTATGGACAGCCCCAGACGTTGCAGGCTGCGGAGTGGGCGCGCGAGGGTGATCCGAGCGTTGGGGATTACTTCGTTGAGATGGAGGACGGTTCGCGTAGCTGGATCGAGGCCGATGCGATCCAAGCATGGAAGCGCATGCCGGACGAGGAGATCCCCACGCGGGACTTCAACAAGATGCTGGGTGGGAATTGATGGCCGACACTCCCGAACCCGTCGCCGTCTCGATCATGCTGGGCGAGGGCGCGTCCCCGTGTGAGATCGCGTTCTCGGACGGTACGAGCGTCACCGTGACATCGGCCCAGGCTCAGGCTATTATTGCCTCCGTCACGGCCGGCGAGCCGTGTTTGAAATCCTCAGTAGCGAGTACCTGACCATGGGCTTCGGCGGCGCACCAACCCCTGCACCGGCACCGGCTGCACCTCCTGCGGCTCACCCGGCCACGATTGCCGATCCGGCCGTGGCGTCAAGCGCAGCCAACGCACGCGCACGGGCTGCCGCAGCGGCTGGAGCGTCCGGTTTCGCGGGCACGGTCGGCGCTGGCGGAGCAGGTGGTCTCGTGGCGCCCCAGACTGCAAGTGCGACGCTGTTGGGCGGCGGCACGGCTAATCCGGGGACGGGTTCCACCTGACACTCATCACGCTAGGCGACAGGAGCACATGATGGACGAGAAGCACTTCGATCGACCGTTGGTTCACTACGGCTTCATGCTGCCGGGCGCGGACCATCAGCTTGGTGGAGAGCCGCTGGAGATGTACCGCGACGACGGCAACGTGTCGCTGGTCGGGACCGAGACGGGCTTGCATGTCGCGCACAAGCCTGGCGCCCCAAGATGGATGTCAACCCACGAAGAGTTCGAGCGCGCCTTTGCTGTGATCCGCGAGCAGTCCGAGCAGATCGCGTCCATGTCCGACCAGATCGGCAACCTAATCGGCGAGCGCGACAAGCTGCTGGAAGAGTTGGACGCGCTTCGGCCTAAGTCTCCACCCGTCGCGCCCTCGAACCCGTGGGGCAAGCGGCACGATGGACGGGCGCCGGACTGGCATGAGGAGGGTAAGTGATGGTAGCCCCCGCACCCACCCTAGACGGCGTCACGTATCGACAGCAGTGCGAGGCGCCGACTGAGCCGGGTTGGTATTATCGCGAGGTGGGCCAAGAGTGTGAGCCGACACGCGTTGTGCGCGATCGTGACGGGCATTTGGTTTGTGGCTACCACGGAGACGGTTTGCCGCATTATCTCGGCTATCATCGCTGGTTCGGCCCCGTCATGACGTGCAGGGAGGGCTAACCATGGCCTGGGTGCTGATCATCATCACGCTGTCCGGCAGCGTTGATCATGTGCAGTTTCAAAGCGAGGCAACGTGCCAGGCGGCTGCGACAACGCTGCCGGACCAGTTGCGTATGTCGGCAAGCGTGAAGTTCGCAAAGTGTTTCCCGCTGTGAGCGTTGTGGATTTAGAAGCGTTCAAGCGCACCAAAGGCGGTGATGACGCTCAATGGGTTTGCTGCCCCGTTTGCGATGGATCGGAATTTGCCGTCGTCGCTCGGTTCGCTGGAGACAAACCGTTTGTTGCCTATATCGTTTGTCCAAGCGAAGCATGCGCTGGAAACGAAGGCATCCCAATTGTCGGCGGTTTTCTCGGCGTGATCGGGGTGGGGGGCGTGATATGAGCGCGCCTCCCATTTCAGCGGACGCCCTGGCGATCATCGTTCTCCGAGCCGTGGAGATGAGCGACCCGGACGCTTACATCGCTTCAGGCGATGACGACATCGTCTCGATCGACGGGAAGTTCGATTTGGTTTTTGTAGCGGCAGTCATGGTCCGTAGCAGCATAAATGTTTACAGGCTCAAAAGCCTCCCAGACTGCGCAGGTAATTTCTTGCGGTCGAACTGTTCCGTCAGTGGCTCGTCGGCGACATGTCGGTCACTGAGATCGCGGCCTGCCACCATGAGCCGGTCGTGAGCATGCACGATCAACGCTCGGCCATTCTCGCCGGCATCCCCGGCCTTCGTGGCAAGGATCTTGGCTGCTGGTGCAGACCGGGCGATCCCTGCCACGCCGATGTCCTTCTCGAACTCGCCAACACTGAAAGGGAACCTCAGATGAAAGCCTCCAACGCGGCCAGGGCTGCGGTTTTGGTCGACGCATATCACGGCCTGTCGCGGATGCAGACCATCAGCCTGCGCGATGCCGGCGCACCCGGCGTTTCCGACATCGCACTCGATCCCGCAACGCGCGCCAAGCTGCTGCCGACGGTTCAGCGCTTGATCGAAGGTGAGTTGAAGCAAATCGGCGTCGTGCTGGACATCGGCACTGCCGAAACCGCCGCCAACGAGATGACCCCCGGCGCACCGTATGCCGGCGGCTTCTATGCGGGCCAGATCGTCGTCGATGGCTTCACCTATGCCCTGGTGGTGGCCCCGAAGCATGTCGGCGAAATCGACTGGGTCGTCTGGAAGACAGATTGGACCAAGGCCACGCCCGGCACGCAGTCGGTCTGCGACGGCTACGCGAACACCGAGGCGATGATCGCGGCTGGCGGCCATCCGATCGCCGACTGGATTCTCAAGGTCCGCAACGACTGGCACGATGACGCCCACATCCCCTCGCGTGATGAGCTTGAGGTGATCTATCGGAACCTCAAGCCGACGGCGTCGAGCAATTACACCTACGCCAGCCGGGCCGCCCGCTGGGGCGTCGATCCGGGCAAGTACAACTGCTGCGACGGAAACGGCAACGGTCACAATGCCTCTTCAGCCCCAGCTGGCGATGCCTATACCGGATCGAGCCCGGCCCAGACCGACGCCGCGGCGTTTCGCGAGGGGGGAGACGAGGCTATGTCGCGCGCCTGGTACTGGACCAGCACCGAGTTCGGTCCGGGCGGCGCGTGGCTCCACGACTTCGGCGACGGCGGCCAGAACCTCGTCGGCAAGCTCCTCGATCTCCGCGCCCGGGCCGTCCGCAAAGTCCTCATTTAGCCTTCGTCATTTCCGGGCCGTTTAGCGGCCCGGCTTCTCCAATGGAGATGCAGATGTCCAGAAACTTCGGTCATCCGGCCCCGCAACGCGATGCGACCAACGTCATCGACATGTCGGCCCGGCACTACGTCCCGGGCCCGCTCGACCTCTACGAGCGCGAGGAAGCCGCCCGCATCATTGGTGCCCATGACGGCGACCACCGGGCGCTGACGCTGGCGCAGACCGCCCAGATCACCCGCGAGGAAAAGGCTTTCCTGATCAAGGCGAGCGTGCTGCTGGCCATTGTCGTCGCGGCGATCGCCGGCGCGTGCACGGTGTGGGGCTGATCATGGCCGCCGTGTCACCAAACTCCATCGCCCGTCTCCGCGTCCGCAAGGGCTGGACCCAGGTGCGTCTGGCCAAGGCGGCGCGCATCGGCGTCCTGCAACTGAAGGATTGAATAATGTCCACGATCCCCTGGAACACCGTCTTCAATGCTGACGGACTATCTGACCGAGGCCCAAGAATGACCGACCTAACCCGCCTCCGCTCGATCCTGTCCGCACAGTACGCCAGAAACGGCGGCCTCAAACGCATCTCGCACGAGTCAGGCGTGAACCCAGCGACGCTATCCGCGATCATGGACGGGCGCGTGATCCCGCAGGCTCGGACTGTCGAGACGGTGCTGGCCGCGTTTGACCGCCTGACACAGCGCGCCGACTAGTCTACACTGCCCCCGTTCGCCCCGTCGTGATGACGCGGTTGTCCCTGAGATGGAAATGCGATGTCCGTAGCTGCCCAGAAGCCGCCCGCGAAGTCACCGCCGCCCGGCAAGTCTGGCCCGTCGTCCAGCGCGGCATATACGCAAGCGTCCCCTGGTCTGCTGGCAGAACAACCATCCGAGGCGCAGATCCGCGAGGTTGACGCGGCCGAGCAAGCCAACTGGAACACGTTGCGTGGGCATCTGGAGGCGCGGCTTGTAGCGCTGCGCAACTGGCGCCAATCCTGGTGGCAACAGAACTGGTCCGACCTTGCCGAGTTCATCCTGCCGCGTCGCTCGATCTGGCTGACGCAGTCCACAGGCGGCAACCCGAGCCCGAACAATATGACGCGCGGTCGGCCGATCAATTCGGCGATCACGGACCCGACGCAAACCTATGCTGTCCGCGTGTGCTCGTCAGGCCTCATGTCTGGTCTCGCCAGCCCTAGCCGCCCGTGGTTCAAGGTCAAGCCGGCGATCAAGAAATTCGAACTGGATTCCGAGGGCCGCGCTTATCTCGATGACATTGAGGAGCGCATGTACACGGTGCTGGCCGGATCGAATTTCTACAACTCGTTCGCGCAGGAATGCGAAGATCTGGTTGTGTTCGGCACCGGGCCGTCGATCATGTACGAGGACGAGGAAGACTTGATCCGCCTCTACAACCCGGCAATCGGCGAATATTTCCTGGCATCCAGTGCCACATTGCGCATCAACGGCCTGTATCGCCTGTTCGTGATGACGGTCGCGCAGATCGTGGATTTCTTCAAGCTGGAGAACTGCCCGGCCGAGATCCAGAAGGCATGGGAATCCAAAGGCGGCGAGCTAGAGCAAGAGCGCATCATCGCGCACTCGATCGAGCCCAATTTCGGCATCGGCAAATCGAACGCTGGCATCGTTCCGGGCAATTACACTTGGCGCGAAGTGTTCTGGGTCTATGGCTCTGGTTCGCCCTATCCGTTGTCAATGGAAGGTTTCGTTGATCAGCCGTTTACCGCCGCGCGATGGGCCACACAGTCGAACGACGCTTATGGCCGTTCGCCGGGCATGGACGTGCTGCCGGACGTGATGCAGTTGCAGGTCATGACGCGGCGCATGGCCGAGGCGATCGAGAAGCAGGTTCGGCCGCCGCTGATCGGCGATATGAGCCTGAAGAACCAGCCGTCGAGCACGCTGCCGGGACATCTGACCTACGTCAACAATCTCGGGCCTGGCACTGGCATCCGGTCGATTTACGACGTGAACCCGGATATTGCGGCAATGTCGCAGAACATCCTGGCGATCGAAAACCGCATCAAGGTCGGACTGTTCAACGATCTGTTCCTCATGCTGGAGCAGGCGCCAAACGCCAAGATGACGGCTTACGAGGTCGCGCAGAAGGTTCAGGAAAAGCTTCAAGTCGTCGGACCCGTGATCGAAGGGCTATTGACCGAAAGCCTCAAGCCGAAACTCAAGCGCCTGTTCGGCATTATGCAGCGTCAAGGCATGATCGATCCGCCGCCGAAATCGCTCCAAGGTGTGCCCCTGGCAATCGATTTCGTCTCCATGCTGGCCCTGGCGCAGAAGGCGGCGGCGACGGGTGGCATCGAGCGCCTGGTCGCGATCATCGGCAACATGGAGCCGCTGTTCCCGGACGTGAAGGACAACATCAACTCGGACGAGATGATCCGCGAAATGAACGATCTCTTGGGAAACCCCGAGAAGATCCTGAATGGCCCCGAGCAGGTTCAGGCGATCCGAGCGGCCAACCAACAGGCAGCAGCGGCGCAACAGAAGATGGCAGCGATTTCTCAGATGGCCGAAGCGGCAGGAAAGGCAGCCCCAGCCGGCGCGGTTCTGGCATCGCTCGGGCAGGGCGCACATGGGGCCGGTTTGGGTTCGCCGGAAGTCACGCCGTGACGGCAATCACACATCTTGTTGTCAAGCGGAAATTCATGCTACATATTGTGCGGGATGGGGTGAGGGCCGAATGAGCGCAGACATCAATGAGCCGGAAGCGCTGATGCGTTTTATGGAAGGATTGAAGCAGGCCGCAGGGTCCGCTCACATCCTCGCCCATGCGCAGCAGAATCCAGGCTGGCTCAAGATCCGCGATCTTCTGGAAGCGACCCGTGCGCAGGGGACCAAGATGGCAGTCCGCACGCCGCTATCCCGACAAGCCGCCCGTGAATCCATTGATGCTTACGCCCGGCATCACGCATCGTGAGCGAAACCGTTCCCTACGAGACCGACGATACCGGCGTGGTCGATACCAGCGATCCGAAGTCGGTCAATAACGCTCGGAAGAAAGAGGCGCGTCTCGCCGCTGATCGGGCGAAGGTCGTGACCGCGATTATGGACATCACGGCCGGGCGTCTCTGGCTCTATGAGTTGCTGGCGTTTTGCAAAATGTACACGCCCGCGTTCAGTCCGGTGAACCCCGATCCATGCGTGACGGCGTTTGCCTGCGGAATGCAGAACGTGGGCCTCCGCGTGCTGGCCGAGATCCAGGCCGCCGCACCGAAGCAATACCTGACTATGATCGCTGAAGCGAAAGCGGAGGGCCTGTAATGTCTGTCTCCGATATCGCCCCGGCCGCTCCCGTCGAGGCCACCCCGATTGCGCCCGTTGTCGCTGATGTGGCGCCGGCTGCCGCCGCACCTTCCGTTGAAGCCGCTCCGGTCGTCGCGCCCGTCGTAGAGGCAGCGCCTGTTGCCCCCGTTGCGCCGCCAGCGCCGACGCTGCTTGGTGAGCCTACGCCCGAACCTGTGGCGCCTGTCGCGGAGCCGACCGCAGACTCGCCCATCGAGAATGCCGAGGGACAGTCCGATGAACCGGCTCCTCTCCCGACATATGAGCCGTTTACCTATCCCACGGGACTCGTCCCTGCGGAGGGTCGGCTCGCCGAGTTCACGGAATTGCTGGGCGGATTCGAAGCGAAATCGAAAGCCGGTCACGAGTTCGTGCAGGAGTTCGGCCAATCGTTGATCGACTACCATGTCGCGGAAGTTCAGAAGACCGTCGAGCGCATCGAACAGGCCCGTCAAGCCGAAGCCGCTGCGCAAGCTCATGCCGACCTGGAAGCATTCCGGGCCGATCCTGAGATTGGCGGCAATCGAGCCGATACGACCGTGGCGGCTGTCAACAAGCTCATTCGCACGCATTTCGGGACGGAAGCGGAACAGGCGGAATTTCGCGCGGTCTTGGTGAAAGCCAACCTTGCGAACAATCCCGTCGTGATCCGCGCTTTGGCTCGTGTGGCCGCAGCGAAGGGCGAAGGCCGACAGCTTGCAGCAGTAGCACCGCCGCCAGCGCCAAAGTCCAAGACCCAGGCGATGTACGGTAAACGCGCATAGACTACCGCCTTTTTATGTGAGCCCTCGGCAAGCTCATTAAGCAGCGTCGGATGACGCCGCGTCCCTTAGATGGAGCCTCGTAATGAGCACCAACGTTCTGCCCTCATGGGTCGATTGGGCCCGCCGCGCAGACCCGGATGGCGCTATCGCCGTTATCGCTGAGATGCTGTCTCAGTGCAACGAGATCATGAAGGACATGATCTATCAGGAGGGCAACCTCCCGCTCGGCCACAAGACCACCGTTCGCGTCGGGCTGCCGCAGGGTGTGTGGCGCGCGGCCAACCAGGGCGTTCCGTCGTCCAAGTCGATCACCGCTCAGTTCACCGACAGCATCGGCGAGCTGGTCGATTATTCGATCGTGGACAAGTCCCTGGCCGAACTGAACGGCAACGTCGAGAAGTACCGATACAGCGAGGATATGTCCCACGTCGAAGGTCTGTCGCAGCAGATCTCGTCGGGCCTGTTCTACCTGAACGAAGCGACGACGCCGACGACCTTCACCGGTTTGGCGCCACGCTATAACACGGTCAACCCGGCAAATGCCAAGTCGGCCGCGAACGTGCTGGATGCCGGCGGTACGGGATCGGCCAATCTGTCGATCTGGCTCGTGGGCTGGGGCGATCACACCACGTTCGGCATCTTCCCGAAGGGCTCGCAGGCCGGCTTGGTCTACGAGGACAAGGGCGATGTCGTGCCGGCGTATGACTCCAACGGAAACCGTTTCGAGGCGTACACCTCGTATTTCCGGTTCAAGCTCGGCCTGTGCGTCAAGGACTGGCGCTACAATGTCCGCATCGCCAATGTGGACACCACGACGGCCGGTCTCGCTGGCCTGACGCCGCCCGACCTGTTCTCGCTGATGTCGCAGGCTGTCATCAAGCTGCCGACCGCATCGCGCCGCACCTCGGGCATCACCGAGAGCGACGCGCCGGGCGATCCGGTTCCGGGCATCATGCCGGCGTGGTACGTCAACCGCACCGGCCGAGTCTGGATGGATATTCAGGCGATCCGCGACAAGAACGTCCTGATCTCGTCCAAGGATTACGCGGGCGATCCGGTGCTACTTTTCCGAGACATTCCGATCAGGGTAGTAGATTCACTTACCAATTCTGAAGCGCGAGTGGTCTAAAAAATGCCCAAAACCCCCGAGCAATTGGCTAGGTATGCTGCGACTCAGCGTGAGCGGCTACATGCTATCGCCATTGCGGAGGGGCGCGACCCTACGTTGATCGGTCGGCCACCGAAGGTCACTCCGGAAGAAAAGCGCGAGAAACGTCGGTTGAAGGCTCTCCGCGCAAACGCAAAGCGACGAGAGAAGAAAATCGCAGCCGGCTGGGTCCCCTCTAAAGCCGGTGCCAAGCGGCGCCTAACCGACGAAGAGCGTCAAGCCAATCGTATCGAAACCTATAAGCGCTTCCGTGCAAATCATCTGGAAGAACGGCGGGTTTATGAGAAAGAATGGATGAGGCGCAAGACGATCCAGAACGCAATCGCCGAAGGCCGTTATCCTGGTGCGAAAGGCTATTTGGCCCGCAAGAGCAAGGAAGATGTTGAAGCGTATCTCGCCGCATGGCGATGCGATGAAGGCAAATTCTATAAGGCGGTAAAGGCGCAGAACTCTCGCTGCAAGAAGTTAGGCGTTCCCGGCATCCTGAAGCTTCAGGATGTTATGACCGCCTTCGCTGAACAGGGCGGTTGTTGTGCATTTTGCGGGGCCGAGTTCACGGAAGAAAAGCCGGAGATTGACCATTGGGTGCCGATATCTAAAGGCGGGTCGAATGAGGGAGCCAACATTCGCCTGATGCACAGCGAGTGCAATAAGACGAAAGGCTCGAAGACCCCGGAAGAACTCGCCGTGCGATATGCGGCCTAAGGAGATTTAGAATGTTTGTCGATAATTCACTCAGCTTCAACGGTGGTTGGACCACGCCGCAGGCCATCACGGCGACGGCCAACGGCTCCAGCATCATCGATATCACGGGCGCCGGCTCGGGCAACGCGCCCGCGATGATCGGTGGCTTCCCGGCGACCAAGAACGCAATCGGCAATGACTACGGTCTGGCCGATGGCGAGGCTGTTCCGTATCTGTATCTGACGGTCACGACCGCAGGTACGGGCGCCGGCACGCTGACGGTGTCGATCCAGGAAGCGCCGGACAACGGCTCTTACTCGCCGGGCACGTACACGACGGTCTATACGTCCACGACGTTCGTGGGCACGACGCTGACGCTGGGCACGGTGCTGCTTGTGCCGCTGCCCCCGCGCATTCCGGGCACGCTGCCGCCGCGTTTCTATCAAGTCGTCTATACGGTTGCATCCACGCTGACGGCTTCGGTTCTCGCCGGCCTCGTGATCAACCCGCCGTCGTCGCTGACCGGTCAGGCTTACCCGCGCAACTTCGTGGGCTAATGGGATGGGCGGTCTTAGGGCCGCCCTATCCTTTCTCATTTGCAAGAGGTTCAAATGAATATCCCGCAGGATCGTCCGGCCTACCGCATCCTTGAAGGTTCGTTCTTCGGCCCCGACGATCATCTCTACAAGGAAGGCGAGTGCATCGTTTTCGATGATGAGCCGAATGAGCAGATGGAGCCGTTGAACGATCTCGCGCGTGAGGCGATGAACACGTACCTGACGAAGCTGGACAAGCTAGCCCAGGCCGTTGCCGAGAAGAACGGTCGCTCGTTCGCCTCGCGTCGTCCGACGCTGGAAGAATCGATGGCGAACGCGCACCAGGAAGCGCGCCGCGTCGAACTGATTTCGGGCGACGGCGGCGTGCCGCTGATGGGCGCCAAGCGTGGCCGTGGTCGCCCGCGCATCGAGAAGCTGGGCGGCGAGGAAGTTCCGGAGACGCGCGGCAAGTCCGGCAATCTGCGCATTAGCGCGTGATGGCGTCGCCGTCACTGATAGATGCGGGGAAGATGATGGGCACTCGTTGGATCAAGGCGGCGACGCAGAATAAGGGCGGCCTGCACCGCAGCCTTGGGATTCCCGAAGGCGAAAAGATTCCCAAAGCGCGCATTGAAGCAGCGACGCACTCCGACAACCCGAAGACTGCCGCGCAAGCCCGGCTGGCGGAAACGCTGGAAGGCATGCACCACAAGAAGCGATCCGCCAAGGAAATCCGAGGCAAGCTTTACGGTTCGAAGGAATAGAACATGGCCAGCAAGTCGTCACGTCTCTACAAGGATTCGCCGACCACGGAGCGGGACGACGCGACGGGCAAGGTTGGTGTTGTCAAGCCCAAGGCGGCCGATACCGAGGACATGGGCACGACCAACGCCGAAGGGCAGGGCATGCCTGTCGTGACCCATCAGGTCGAGCGCCGCGAGATGGCCCATCGCCATGTCGGCGAGCGCTTGGCGATGCACGCACGCCATGAAGGCGAGCACGGCGGCAAGCCGGACGAAGCCATGAATACCAGGCATGAGGAAGAACTGCACGCCATGCATGGGCGCCACATGTCCGAGATGAAGAAGATGAACACTCGCCATGAGAAGGGCGAAATGCCCGCTCCGGCTGACAAGATCGAGGCGAAGGAATAATCATGGCGCTCACCGGAACTGAAGTTCTGTTCGTCCTGCCCGTTGCCGCAAATGGACAGCCGGCCGCAACGACCGAACAAACGACGACGGCGGCTATCGCGTCTCTCGCAGGCGCTGGCACCAGCCCCACATTTACCAACATCACGCTGACGGGGCTTCTATACGAATCCGCGTCGAACAACCTGACGGCAACCGGAACGACGCAGGGAACCGCCCTTGCGCTGACGACGGAAGTCAACCGGCTGACGACTGTGGCGTCTGGGTCCGGCGTCACGCTCCCCGTGTCGGCTGGCGGCCTGACGATTCTGGTCGTCAACAACGGCGCCAATTCGCTTCAGGTTTACGGTGCCGGAACCGACACGATCGATAGCGTCGCCAGCTCGACCGGCGTTACGCAAATGATCGGGTCCGCAGTCCTCTATATCTGTCCGGCGGCGGGCGTTTGGTACTCGGAGGGGCTTGCCACCGGTTACGCGGGCTCACTGCAAACGTTCAGCTTCATCAATGCCATTACCGCGCATGCGGGCGGCGGCCAAGGCTCGGCAACACCTTTGACGACGATGGTCAACCGCGTGACGACCGTTGCGACGGCTGGCGATTCTGTGGTTTTGCCGACCGCCGCGCCTGGCATGAATGTGACCGTCATCAATTCGGGCGCCAATTCTCTCGCCGTGTTCCCTGCCGGCACGGATGCGATCAACGCGCAGACTGCATCGACATCGTTTATCATGCAGCCCAACAGCGTGACGGAGTTCTTTACGACGGTTGTCGGCTTCTGGCACACGGTCTATTCGGCCAATGTGCCGCAGCCCGTCGTGTACAACACCAATACGGCCACCGCGTCTACCACGCTGACGGCTGCAAATCTGGCGGGCGCCACGGTCGAAGTCGATCTCGGCTTGACTGGGACGCTGGCTGGCGCAGCCAACGCGACGTTGCCGACCGTTGCAGCTCTCGTTGCGGCGGTTCCTAACGCCATAGCCGGACAGACTTATAAGCTCCGTATCATCAACGCTTCGTCCGGCGCGTTCACATGGACGGTTCTGACGAACACCGGCTGGACGCTGACCGGCACGATGACGATCGCGCAGAACACGTGGCGTGATTTCATCGTCACGTTCACGAGTTTGTCGGCGGCCACGCTTCAGTCGGTCGGCACCGGCACTTACTCGTAATCGGATACGAGCGCTCAGACAAAGGGCGCCCGTTCGAAAGGCTTATCATGGATATCCTGCCGAAGATGATCGACATGGCGCGCACGCCTGCACAAATCGCGGACGATGGCGACACGGGTCCGAGCGCGCCGATTTACCCATATGGCTTGTGCATTTGCCTGTGCGACGAAGAGTTGGCAAAACTCGGGCTTTCGACCGATGACGTGGAAATCGGCGACATGCTGCATATCCACGGGCTGGCCAAGGTCACGTCGGTTTCCACGAACGACACCGAGAACGGCAGCAGCACGCGAATTGAATTGACGCTGGCTTATCTATCGGCGCCGGTCGAGAACGAGGACGAAGAGAACGCAGAAAACGAGCGCGCGACGGCGCCGCAGGATCGCCGGGCTCGTCTGTACAAGAAGGGCTAGCGCGTCGTGGGCACGAACGTCGTCGCGATCGTCAACCGAGCTTTGCTCCAAATGGGCGCCCGAGCCCAGGTGAGCAGCATTGACCCTAGCGACGGCAGCGTTGAAGCCGACGCGGCGTCGGTTCTGTTTACGCCCACTTTCGAATCCCTCGCCCGCACGGCGCATTGGAACTGCTTGCGCAATCAAGCCACGCTGTCGCTTCTCGCGGCGGCCATCGGCACACCCGAAAACCCGAACGGCACGACGTTGCCGCTGCCGCCGTCGCCATGGCTTTATGCCTATGAGTTGCCGTCCGACTGTCTGGCGATGCGGTTTCTTGTGCCGTCACTGCCGAGCACGGGCGTAGGCGTTCCGTTCACGACGATCAACAACGCTGCCGCGACCAACCTGCCGAACGGCGGCCAGATCCCGTATCAGGTGTCCTACGCGACCGACGACAACAACAATCCGATCCAGATCATTCTGACAAACCAGTCGCAGGCGCAAGCGGTCTATACCGTCAACCAGCCCAATCCGGTCATCTGGGACAGCTTGTTTCAACAGGCCATGGTGTCGGCGCTGGCAGCGTTTCTCGTGCCCGCACTGAACATGAACATGCAGTTGATGGCCAGCAGCATCGCGAGCGCCGAACGGGCTATCGTGGCGGCACGGACGGCCGATGGAAATGAAGGAACTCCTACGCAAGACCATGTCCCCGACTGGATGAGAGCACGTCGTGGCGAGGGTTCCGGATACGGTTTCGGTTGGAACCAGGGCGGCTATATGTATGGCGGCTACTGCGATATGGTTTGGGGCGGCTAAGTGGCCGGCTCGACCTCAATCCAGAACTCGTTTGTTGCAGGCGAGCTAAGCCCGTCGATTTTCGGTCGCACGGATCTCAATAAATATCATTCCGGCGCGTCCACGATGCGCAATCTCTTCGTCAATTATCGCGGCGGCGCGTCTTCTCGCGCGGGCCTCGCTTATGTCGGAACGTGCAAGCAATCCGGCACAGGATTGCCCCCGCGCGACATCCCGTTTCAGTTTTCCGTCACGCAGGGCTATGTGTTGGAGTTCGGCGATCAGTATATGCGCGTGAAGTCGAACGGCGCGTATGTGATTGAGGCGACCGAGGCCATCACGAGCGCCACGCAAGCCAACCCGGCCGTGATCGGCATTGCAGCGCACGGCTATTCCGCAGGCGACTGGATTTTCATCACCGGCATGCTCGGGATGACGAATTTCAACGGACTGACCTGGATCGTCAATACGGTGCCCGATGCCAACCATGTGACGCTGACAGACCTGTTCGGCAACGTGGTGTCGTCGGGTCTGTTCAATGCCTACACCTCGGGCGGCACGGCGGCGCGGATCTATACCGTGGTCTCGCCCTATGCTGCCGTGGATATACCCTATCTCAAATATACGCAATCGGCCGATACGATGACGCTGTGCTGCGTCAATCAGGCGACGCGGTTTGAGTATCCGTCCTATGAGCTTGTGCGCAACGGCAACACGGCATGGGTATTCACGGCCGATACGTTCCAGTCGGTTATCGCGGCGCCGACGATCACAAGCGTAGTCGCCAACCATTCCACGACGCTCAGCACCTATTACGCTTATGGCGTGACGGCGATCGACAAGACGACAGGCGAAGAAAGCGTCGTGTCGAACACGGTCTCGGTGCAGAACAACGATATCTCGATCAACGCCGGTTCGAATGTCATCACCTGGACGCCGGTACCGAACGCGGTCAGTTACAACATTTATGGGTCAACGCCGTCTTACTCGGTCGATATCCCGGTTGGTGCCGATTTCGGTTATCTGGGATCGGCTGTCGGCCTGAGTTTTACAGACACCAATATCGTTGCCGATTTCACGACCGTTCCGCCACTGCATCAGAACCCGTTCGCGCGCAATCAGGTACTGACTGTGCCCGTACTGGTCGGAGGCACGGGCATCACGGGCACGATCACGTTCTCGTTCTCTAGCGCGACCGGTAGCGGGTTTATTGCGGAAGCTGTCGTCATCGGCGGCGTGCTTGAAGCAGTCATCGTCGTGAATGGCGGCCAGAACTACGTGCTCGGTACCGACACGCTGACATTGACGGGCACATGGACGACGGCGCCAAGCGTGACCTACACGACCGGTCCGGCGAGCGGCACCTATCCTGCGGTCGCGGCGTACTATCAGGAGCGGCGCGTTTATGCGAGCACGCTCAACAATCCCGATACGTATTTCATGAGCCAGCCGGGCGCGTTCGCGAATTTCGATAGCGCCACCCCGACCGTGGATAACGACGCGATCACCGGAACGCCATGGGCGCAGCAGGTGAATGGTATCCAGTTTATGGTGCCGATGCCTGGCGGCCTCGTGGTGCTGACAGGCAAAGGGGCGTGGCAGGTCAATGGCGGCAACTCGGCCGCGATCACGCCGGCCGATCAGGATGCCAATCCGCAAGCGTACAACGGCTGTAACAACATCGTGCCACCGATCACGATCAATTACGACATTCTTTATGTGCAGTCGAAGGGCTCCATCGTCCGCGATCTGGCCTATAATTTCTTCGTCAACATCTACACCGGCACCGATTTAACTGTACTGTCGAACCATCTGTTTACCGACCATACGATCGTGCAATGGGCCTTTTCGGAGGAGCCTTATAAGATCGTGTGGGCCGTTCGCGACGACGGCATCCTGTTGAGCCTGACCTACCTCAAAGAACAGGATGTTTATGCGTGGGCACGGCACGACACGAACGGGCTCGTTGTAGGCGTTACCGTTGTGACGGAACCGCCTGTCGATGCAGTTTACGTTATTGTCAAGCGCTATATTCAGGGCGGTTGGAGGTATTATTCCGAGCGCATGGACAATCGGTCATGGACAACGGCCGAAACCTGCGTTTGCTCGGACGCGTGTTTGCAATTGCCAATGAACACCCCGAATGCAGCGCTGACGCCGAGCGCCATCGGCAACACGAACAACATTACTGGCGTCAATATCGTTTATGGCGGTTCTGGCTACACGAGCCCGACCGTGATCGTGCTGGACCCAACAGATAGCGGGACTGGTGCCACGTTCTCGGCAACCGTCGTCGGCGGGGTGATAACGGCGATCACTCCAGTAACGAGCGGACAGAACTACGCGCCCGGCTCGGCAATCGTGATTTCCGATCCGACAGGTTCGGGCGCAATTGCTCAAGCGCTCGTGACGAACTACGTGACGTTCACCGCCAGCACGTCCGTGTTCACGAGCGCGAACATCGGCGACGTGATCCGGGTCGATGGGGGTAACGCGACTGTAACCAGTTATGTGAGCGGGACGCAGGTGGTCGGCAATGTCACGATCCCGTTGACGGAGACATTGCAGAACAATCCGAACAATCAACCGGTTCCTGCTGCCGCTGGAAACTGGACGATCACGACGCCGGCATCTCAAGTGAGCGGCCTCAACCACCTAGAGGGCCAGACGGTTTGCATCTTGGCTGACGGCAGCGTGGTCGATAATCAGACCGTCGTGAATGGGACGGTGACTCTCCCGCGCGCCTATTCGGCCGTGACGGTCGGCTTGCCCTATACCTGCCAGTTGCAGACGATGTATTTTGATCCACCGGGGCAGCCTTCGACGCTTTCGACGCGCCGCAAACTGATCAATTCCGTTGGCATTATCATGGAGGCCACGCGCGGCATTCAGACTGGGTCAAACCAGCCCGACGCCAGCACGCAGCCCAATGGCACCGACGTGCCATGGACGAATATGGTCGAGATAAAGCAACGCGGTGCCACCGTAGACGCAGGCATGGCAATCCCGCTTTACACGGGTCCGTTTTATTCAAACCTCGGCGGCGGCTGGCAGATGCAGGGGCAAATTGCAATCCAGCAGACATACCCGTTGCCGATGAATATTCTTAGTCTGACCGCTTATTGGGTGGCAGGGGATACCTAATGCCTTGCATCGAAATCATCCCAGCCGTAGCGGATCACGTCCGCGCCTTGGGCATCTCCATGCGTGCGGCGGATCAAGCGGAGATCCGGGGTTTCGGTCTTGTGCCGCACCGAACGCTATGGGTCTCTTACCGCCATTCTCTTATGCGGCGGACGGCGCTGGTTGATGGCGAAGTGGCGGCGATGTGGGGTGTCACTGGGGCGCCGCTTGGACGCGCGGGACGTCCGTGGCTGCTGACCGGGCCTGCCTGCGACCGCGTTTCGCCAATCCGGTTTGCGCGGATCTACCGGGATGAGGCGGTTTCGATGCTGGGGCTATTTCCGGCATTGGAGAACATCGTGGATTCAAGTTACTATGGCGCCGTCCGCATGTTGTGTCTCGCCGGCTTCACCGTACACGATCCTGTGCCAATGGGCGTAGACGGCAAATGCTACAGCCGGTTTGAGATGCGCGTTAGAGAGGCCGCCGAATGTTTGTGATTTTCGCTCTACCGCGCAGCCGCACCGCATGGCTTTCCACGTTCCTGACGCACAAGGGCTGGACATGCCATCACGATCTGGTGGCGAAATGCGCGGACATGATGGAAATCGAGACGGCGCTGCGGATGCCGCGCGTCGGTCTGGCCGATACCGGCGCCGCACATGGATGGCGCGTTATCCGTGCGGCATTCCCTGCGGCTCAGTTCATCACGGTTCGTCGGCACCTTGATAATGTCAAGGAAAGCCTCGCAGGCCAGGGCATCGATCCGTCATGGGCGGATCTTCATCGGTTGAACCACAAGCTTGACGAGATTGAGGCGCAGGCGGGCACGATCCGGCTGGAATATGGCAATCTCAGTCGAGAAGATGCCATGCGGACGCTGGTCGAGCGCACGGGCCAGGAATTTGACCGCGAGCGATGGCTGATGATGCGGTCTTTGAACATCCAGATCGATATGCCGCAGCGCTTGGCGATACTGGCGATGAATCGCGAACGACTGTCGGCATTGAAACAGGCAGTCGCATGATCCGCATCGCCCAAGAAAAATGGGACACATTCTATCCTGACTGCATGGGGTGCCTGTCCGAGCACAAGGACGAGGTGGGCGCCGACGACGGCTATCCGTTTGATCCGGATATCGATCAGGCGGCGGCGATGTCTGACCATAATATTTCGCAGATCGTCACGGCGCGGGCCGGCAACAGCCTTGTGGGCTATTGCGTGTTCATGATCAGCCCGTCTCTGGTCAGCCGAGATGTCATCTCGGGCGTCATGGGGCCGTGGTACGTGCGAGCTGATTATCGCGGCAGCACCGTGACGTATCGCCTGTTCGCCGAATCGCTGCGGCTGATGAAGGAGCGGGGCGTTCGGTCGGTTTATCCGCATCACTGGTTCAAGGGCGACAGTCCGAAAGCGGCGCGGCTATTCGAGCACTTCGGAGCCAAGCCGTGCGAACTGGTTTATCATCTGGACCTGGGAGCATAAGATGGGGTGTGTTTCGATCCCCGCATTGGCAATTTATGCGTCAGCCGCCAGCGCAGCCGTAGGGGCCTATGGCGCAGCCTCCGCAGCCTCTGCCAAGGCGCAGGCCGATGCCTACAATGCCAAGGTCGCCAAGGCGAACCAGCAGATCGCGTTGAACAACGCCGACAGTGCGGCGCAGTCAGGCGAAGCGCAAGCGGGGGCGGAAGGTGAGAAATCTCGCGCAAATGCCGGTACGATCAAAGCCAATGAAGCGGCGTCCGGTGTCGATATCAACTCGGGATCGGCGGTAGACGTGCAGGCGTCGCAGGCGTCGCTCGGCAAGCTGGATGCATTGACGATCCGAACGAACGCAGCCAAGGCTGCGTATGGCTATCAGGTACAGGCGAGCGGCGAGGGCGATACGGCGCAGTTGGACACGTCGGCAGCGTCGGACGCGGCTACGGCTGGCGAGATCGGGGCCGGTAGTTCGATCCTGGGCGGTGTGTCGAGCGACGCCAATGCCTACATTAAATATCAGCAGAGCGGCGCGTTCAATGCTCCTCTAGCGTCTGGTCCTTCGTAATGCCAGGCGCTCGTCCCGACGTGGCTTATAATCCCGATCCGACAGTCTCGCCTGAGACTGGCGCGGGTAACGACATGCTGAACGTCCGCGCCACACCGGATGATTTCGGTGGCGAGACCGCTCAGGCGATCCAGGGTGTCGGACAGACGCTCGGCAAGGTATCGGATCAGGTCCAAGACACGGTTCTGCGCCAGCAGGGCATGATCAATGAGACGATGGCGACCAATGGCGAGACGCAATTAGCGTTGCAGCATGGCGCCGTCATGAATGATCTTCGGCAGAAAGAGGGTCTGGATGCCGCCGCAGCTCTTCCCGGCGCGCTTGAACAAATAACGGCGGCTCGCCAGAACATTGCGGCCACGATGCCGAACCCGGCCGCTCGACGAGCTTTCGATATGTTGGCCGCGCGGCGCGAAGCGAACGCGATCACAGACGCTAACTCGTATGCTGCGGGCCAGATCAAGCAAGCCAATATCAACAGCGCCCATGCGACGGTGCAGAACGCCATTTCGAGCGCGGGTCAGATCGAGGTCGCGCAGGATGATACGCGTTTCAATGACAGCCTGCATGACATTCAATTCGGCGTAACGCGGCAGCTACAGGCGCGCGGTTACGGCGATTCGTCGGGCATGACGCAAGATCCCGAAACGGGCGCGGTTTCGTTCGATGAGACACAACCGGCAGGACAGGCGGCATCCCAGGTCTATAAGCAGGCCATGGGCGAGGCGACGTCGGCCGCCTGGGAGAACCGGTTCAAGGTTCTGGCTGATCAGAACGTGCTGTCTGCATATGGGAAGTATCAGCAAAGCCGCGACCAGATCCCCGGCGATGCACAGGTCAAGCTTGATCAGTTCTTCACGCCCAAGGTTCGGGATGCGCAAGCATCAAGCACGGCTCAAGGCGTGCTGGGTATCGTGGATCAGGCGCATACCGCGCAGTATGGCGCGGCACCATCCAAGTCGCTGTTCGATGCGATTTCGGGTCAGGAAAGCGGCGGAAATCCGAACGTCGGAACGTCGGTTGATGGCGCCCATGGTCAGATGCAGATCACGCCAGCCACGTTTGCTCAGTATGCGCAGCCTGGCGAGAACATCGACAATCCGAAGGACAACGCAGCAGTCGGCCAGCGCATCCTGTCCGACTATTCCGCGCGCTATAACGGCGACCCGGCGCGTATTGCCGTAGCGTATTTCTCGGGGCCCGGCAACGTCGCGCCGGCCGGAAGCCCGACGCCGTATTTGCAGGATCTGAAAGACGGCAACGGTCAGAGCGTGTCGGGATATGTCTCGGGCGTGATGGCGCGGCTTGGGCCGAACGCGGGATATCAGCCCCCGGCGCCCGCCCCAGGAACGCCGCCTCCGCAATCGCCGCCAATCAGTCAGGCGGATTACTATCGGACGAATTACACCGAGATCGGCGATCTGGCGAGAACGCGCGCCCAAATCGAACATCCAGATGATCCGGCTTATGCCGAGACTGTAGTTGCTCGCACTTATCAGCAGATTAATACGGTCATTAAGGCGCAAGAGTTGAGAGACCGTGCCGATAGCGATCTGGTGCATAACGCGCTTTTGCCAGACCCGACGACGGGGCAGTATCCGACGACGCTGGCGGCACTCACGGCTAACCCTGCGGTCAAGGACGCTTGGGGCCGGATGCAGATCAACAACCCGATCGCGGCACAGGGTATCCAGACGCATCTGCTGACGGCGCTTAGTCGTGAAGATCCAACGGCCAAGGAATATGGGCCTGGGTTTGCGGATTTGTTGAAGCGCGTCGGTGCGCCGATGACAGACCCCGACCGCGTTTATGATCCGACTCCGCTCATGGATTTGCAGAAATACGGCCTAACGTTCAAGGGTTATACTGCGCTGCAAGACCAGATCAAACTGCGCGAGACGGATCATCCGTTCACGTTGCAGCAGAACGCGTTTCTTGACGGCGCCAAGCAGCAGATCATGGGCGGTACTGGCGGCATGGGCGATCCCAAGGGAAAGCAGCAGTATTCCGCGTTCCTGAACGACGTGATGCCTGCCATTGCGGCCGCACAGAAAAACGGCATCACGGCGTCTCAGATGTTTGATCCGAAGGACCCTAACTATGTCGGCAAGAATCTGTCGAACTTTGTACGCCCGATGAGCCAGTGGTATGCTGACACGATGAACGCCGGACCCGCTGCCGCGACGACTGCGCCCACGAGCGCGCCGATTGCCCGAGCCCCACAGCCGCCGCAGGGGGTGCCTGCTGGCGCGATGTACAGCCCGAGCCGCAATCAGTGGCGCGCTAGCACGGGTGTGATCTATGGGCCGGATGGTAAGCCGGTTTCCGATGCGAGCAAGCCAACCGTACCGATGGCGCAATAATGGCGGCCGATCCGACTGACGATTGGCTTTCGCCTGGCGCTCCCATGCCTGCGCCGAGTGTGGACCTGACCGCACCGCAGACCACGGGCACGCCTGCTGCTGATGCTTCGTTGCCTGCGCCTGATCCTGATGCACCTCCTGCGCCTGATTTCGATGGTGCAGTGTCGGTTCAGCCGACGCCCGCGCCGGTCAAGACGCCCGCTGCGCCTGCCGACGATTGGATCAACCCCGGCGATCCGATCAAGCCGCAGTCGGGCATTGCGACGTTTTTCCGTGGGCTGACCGCATCCGCTGGGGAGGCTCAAGCTGCCGAAGCGGGCACAACAGTATCGCCCGAGCAACAGGCGCAGGATCAGCAGGCGTTCACGGACGTTGCGCGTCATACGGTTGTCGGTCGTATTTTTACCGCTATGGGAGCGTCTGTCGTTGGCGATTTCAGCTCGGCAAAAATTGGAGCATCGCCAGAATTTGACAACGCAATGCGTCAAATGGGGCTTTATAACGATTACGCCAAAGGCGATGCGTCCATTTTAAAGACGTTCTATCAATCTCTGTTCAGTTCGGCGATTGCCTCAGCGGACATTTTTAGCACGGCGTTCCAAGCGGGAGCTGGTGCAGCGGGTGCAGCCGTAGGCCAGACCGCGCAAGAACTCGGTGTTCCGAACGCTCAAAAACTCGGCCAGGACATTTCCGGCGCGATCATGAACGAGGCCATGTCTCCGTCCATGGGACACATGGCGCCGCATCCGGTCACGCTCGATATCGCCGCCCATGACGCAAAAGTGTTCGAGAGCGAGGGCGCCTACATGGGCACCGAGCCGGGCACGAACGAACCGGCGCGACTGGCTGCGTCTAGCATTGTTCAGTCGAGCAGTGCAGAGCCCCCCGCTGAGGCAGCAGTTGCGCCGGAACCTACCGCACCCAGCGTGTCGGACATCGCGCGCCAGATCGCGCCCGATACGTTCAAGCAGTACGACAATCTGACGGCCCAGCGCGATCAGTTGCGCGGCGTGGTCGAAGGTCGCGTGTCGGATGCGCAGGACGAGGTTGCCGACCAGTTCAAGGAACGGCTTGAACCGGCGCAGCAACAGGTGGACGATCTCCAGCGTCAATTGGATGGTTTCGAGAAGGCCGGTAACGACAAGAAGGCCGCGCTGTTCCGTGGCAGGCTCGACAAGGCGCAGTCGGTCCTGGACGGCATCAATTCGGACTTGAGTGACGCTCAGGATGCGGCGGCGGCGAAGGTGCGCGCGGACGCTGCTGCCGAGTTGCTGGATATCCATCATCGGTTGGCCGATCTGGCACCAGATCTGTCGGCGGCGACGCGCGCTGCGGATGAACATGCGAACGGCGGGGCGCCGTTGCCATCGGCTGAACAGGTAGAAAATAGCCCGTCAAATAATTTGGCAGAAGCTCAGCCAATTAATTTGCCAAATTACGAAAATTCGTCGAAACCCGTTGAAAACGCTAACAATTTAATTGGCAGTGAACCGTCAAATAATTTGGCAGGCAAATTGTCAAATTCCGCAGAAACCGTACTCGGCCAGGACACCACGCACACGCCCATCGAGCAGCAGCGCGCCAACATCGTTGCGGACGTGACCAAGAAGCTAGACGCTATCGGTCGCCCGGCCGACGAGGCGCTGGCAAATGCCGAGATGGTTGCTGCACACTACGAAGCCAAGGCGGCGCTCTATAATGGCACCAAGGGTTCGGCTGAGGATCTGTACAAAGCCGAGATGCCGGATATCGCTACGGCAGAGAAAGGCGGTCCGCGCGGCGAAGCGAACGGCAAGATGGTGTTCCGCAATGCCAGAAACACGCTGACAATGTTCGCCAAGGCCGATGCCAGCACCTTTATGCACGAGATGGCTCATAACTGGCTTGAGCAAATGATGAAGGACGCCGCTGACGATGCAGCGCCGGAATCGCTCAAGGCCGATGCCGATGCCGTGCGAAAGTGGATCGGCCTCAAAGAAGGTGCCAAAATCACCAAGGCACCCCATGAGCGGTTCGCGCGCGGGTTCGAGACCTATCTGATGGAAGGTCGGGCGCCGTCGCAGAAACTTGCTGGCGTCTTTGCTCAATTCAAGAATTGGCTGACCAAGATATACGGCACTGTCAATAAGATCGGCCGTCCGATTTCTGATGATATCCGGGGAGTTTTTGACAGGCTCCTCGTTCATGCTCCAGAGCGCACCGTCATCGCGCCCGAGGGTGAGGTTGGGCGCTCGTTCGCAGATCTGCATGAGACGGATGCCGAGACGACGCCGCCCGAGAAAGCACATGAGGCCGCTACAGTCGTTCGCTCCGAGCAGAACGCCATTATCAACCATGCCGCACCGGAGGATTTGAATGCCGTCGTTGAAAGAACTTCAGACGCATCTGGCGGACGCGAAGCAACGGGTGAAGAATCTGACCGTGATGCAAATGCGGCCGGGACAGGAACCGGAGAAGGTGGCTCTCCTGCGGAACCTGGAACGGTCGGCCCGCGCGGAGGTGAAGCTGCGCCGGATGGCGGTGGAGCACGAGGAGAAATCGCCACAGCAGAGCGCCCAGCCGAAGCCGTAAGCCCTGCGACCGTCATCAACAACGGCAAGAAGTTTGAAAACAAGGCAGGAAACATCCGCCTTGACCTGCTGAATACGACAGACGATATCGACGCCGCCATTCATGAAATGTCCGACGAAAACGATGGCTTTATGTCGGAGCGACGTGGCGTCGTCTCGATTGGGCAAACGATGGATCTAGCCGACGCGGCCGGCGTCGATACGGCCTGGATCAATCGCGAGGAATTGGGCAAAGCCTACAACGCGCATCAGATCGCGGCCTTGACCAAGATCATGATCCAAACCGCGAAAGACGTGGTCGAAAAAGCACAATCCGGCGTGTTGGCGGATTACCTGGAAGCGCGCGAACGGCTCAAGATGATTCAGGCGCGCGTGGCCGGCGCCACGGCAGAAGCGGGCCGAGCGCTGAATATTTTCAACCATTTGCGTCGGATTGAGGGCGGCGATGAAGCAACGGTGCTGGGACAGTTCCTCAAGGACGAGGACAAGGGCAGAACCTTATTTCAGGCCGAAGATGAGATGCGCAAGGTCGCCACGATGCAGACTTCCGGACAGGCTGCGCGGCTGGTCCACCAATCGGCGACGGGCGGTCTCAAAGCCGCCATCCTCGAATACTACATCAATGCCCTGATTTCCGGCCCGATAACCCATTTCCGCTATTCGGTCGGCAACACGGTCGCGGCCCTGTGGACGCCGCTCGTGCAGATCCCCATTGCTGCCGGCGTCGGCAAACTGGCCGAGCTCCATGCCGGAGAACCTATCGAGCGTGTGCGTCTAGGCGAGGCTGGCGCGCAACTCTACGCGATGGGCCGGGGTTCGCGGGAGGGCATCAAGGCGGCGGTCGAGGCTTGGAAGAACGGCTTCTCCCCAGCGCTGCCAGGTGAACGCGTCTCGGCTCATTTCGCCGACGCTCCGGTGCGCGCGATTCCCGGCAAGATCGGCGAGGTTCTGAACTACCCGAGCAAATCTGTCTCGGCCATCCATTCGTTTTTCAAATCGCTCCGGTACGCGCAGAATATCGCAGGTGCCGCTTACCGCATGGCGAGCGAGGAAGGGCTAGAGGGCGATGCGTTTGACCAGCGCGTTGCTGAACTGACGATGAGCCCGACGCCCGAGACGATGGCGGCTCTGCAAGAGAAAATGCGGCTTGGCGATGACCTGACGCCGCAGGAACAGATGATGCGGAACGCGTCGGCTGAGGCGATGCGCGAGTTGTATATGGCGCCCACGGAATACAACAGCCTCGCCGGCATGTACAGCCGATGGGCCAATGGCCCCGGTGTTGCGCCGTTGATCGGTAAAATCCTGGTCCCGTTCATGAAGATCGGTTCCGAGATTACGCACAACGCATTCATGGAACAGACTCCGCTTGGCCTGCTGAATAAGGGTATCCGAGATAACGCGCTCGGTCGTAACGGCGAAGTGGCCCGCGATATGCAGCTAGCCAGGGTTGCCGGTGGCGTTGCGCTTATGGGCGTAACCAGCACGCTCGTCCTTGAGGGCATGGCGACCGGCGATGGCCCTTCAGATCCAGCGAAACGTGCAGTGTGGTTGCTGTCCCATAAACCAAATTCGATTCAGATCGGTGACATTACGCTGCCATACCAAGGCTTGGGCTCGCTCGGCATGCTCATGCGGTTCAGCGCAAACACCGTTGAAACCGCGCGAGGATGGGGAGACGAGCACGGCAATAAACTTGCCTCGACGTTCTTTGGTATGAGCAAAGCCATTCTTGATGAGAATTTCATGCGCGGTTTGCATGACGCGCTGGATGCGATTTACGCTCCAGACCGGAATCTGGAACGATGGGTGGAAAACTTTGCTACGAACTGGCTGCCGTTCTCTGTGGGCATGTCCCAAGTCGCTCGCGCCATCGATCCCGACCAGCGTGTTACTGACGGCATCTTTGAGCAGGCCGCATCCAAAGTCCCGCTCCTATCCGAAACTCTCCAGCCCCGTCGCGACGTGTTCGGCCAGCCAATCCTGAACGGTTCCAGCGTGGCGCAATACGCCCATGATCCAGTCGTACAGCGCATGAATGCGCTCGATATGGGCGTGGGGCGTCTGGAGAAGAAAATCCGTGGCGTGGCGCTGACCGAGGATCAGTATGATGATTTCTCGAACGTCGCCGGCAAACTGGCGAAGATGCGGCTTGATGCTCTAGTGCAGCCAGGGTTTGAGCAGATTCCAGCGCAGATGCAGATCAACAAGATTGCGGACGTGATCCGGGATAGCCGCCACCTCGCACGGCAGCAGATGATCGCGAAATATCCAGACATCGCCGCGCAGGCCACGAGCGCCAAGATGCTCAAGAAATACGGGGCCATTGCTCCCGAGGGTCCGCAGTCCCGCACGGTTGAGGATACGGATGCAACGGGGCAGGATGCGGGTGAGACGGAATAAGTTGGAGCGGACGCCCGGACTCGAACCGGGATCATTAGTTTGGAAGACTAAGGCCCTACCATTGGACGACGCCAGCACTCTGCGTGGGTACGATCAATGATTGTTTAAACCTCCTTCGCGCGGAGGAGATATCCGCAATCACTGGAAGGGTCACGCCCCCAAAGACTTTTCCCAACTTTTGTTCCGTACCCATGACATTTCGGTGCACCGTAGCGTCGCCTCTCGGGAACCGCAGAAAATATGGCTTATTTACCGTTGTTTTGCAACCCCCCACCTCTAGCCTAGCCTTCCAGCCAAACATACCATATACTGCGTCCAGTCGCGTCGGATGACGCTGCGTCCCTTTGAAGGATGGTCGATTGGCATCTCAGCCCAATCCCCCTCGCGTCGCCCGCAAACCGGCTCGGAAAAACCCGAAGCCGCACACTGCGTTGCCGCGTAAAGTCGATCACACGGCGCCCGAGACGGCCAAGCACTCGCTTCAGGTCGCCAAGTCGTGACGATCAGCACCCAACAGTCACAGGTCACGCTTTCGGGCAACGGCAGCACGACGGTATTTTCGTTTCCGTTCGTTGCAGGATCGGCGTCGAACCTCGTCATTACGTTGTTGAATACAAGCACTGGCGTTCTGACAACGCTGCCGGCGTCCACCTACAACGTGTTCCTGAACCCGATCTCGCCCGGCCAGCTTTGGGCTGTCGGCGGTTCAGTGACATATCCGACATCTGGATCGCCTCTCGCGACCGGCATGCTTTTGACCATCGCGAGAGTATTGCCACTCCAGCAGTTGGTTTCAATCTCCAATCAAGGCGATTTCTATCCGACCGTCGTAGAGAGCGCACTTGATGTTCTGGAATTGGAAATTCAACAGATCGCCGCCAGATCGGGTTTGTTTCGCGGAATCTGGACGACTGCTACGCAATACAATTATGGCGATCTTGTCATTGACGGGGCTAACGGCAATAACACTGGCGGCCTCTATACGTGCTTGATCGGTAATTTGTCGGGCACGTGGAGCACTGACCTCGCGAACGGCGACTGGCTGCTGGCGATCATCCAGCAGCCTTTGCCACCTACGCCGGTCGGATCAGGCGTCATCGTCAGCGGATCTAGTTACACGGCCGTTTCGACCATAGAATACATTGACGTAAACCAGAGCGCGGCACCCGCTGCTTTCACCGTCAATCTACCAGCCGTTCCAGCGCTTTGGGAAAAACACACCGTAACGGATTTCGGCAACACCGCAGCGGTCTATCCGATCACGATCAACGGCAATGGCAAATTCATCGGGGGCCCGAGCGTCTCTCACGGCGGCATGACCTCGTTTCCTCTTAATTTCAACGGCCAGTCACAGGGTCTTCACTACAACGGGCAAGGATGGGCCTTGACATGATGAAAAAGATTGTCGCGGCGCTTTGCGTTGTCGGACTTGTCGCGGCGTCGCCGGCATGGGCGGTTCCAGACCAAGTCGTCACCGGCTACATGTCGCTTACCGGATGTCCATCGGCCGCGCTTACGCCGTGTTTCGTGCCGTTTACGGGCAGCACCGGCGGCGGAGGCGCAATCTCGACCGTGCCGGATGCGTCGGTTCCGACCGGGTACCAGCAGATCACCAATCTGACGGCATCGACCGTCGTGACTCCAGCCGCTGGTTCGACCTATTGCAACGTCGTCGCCACGGGCGCCGCAGTGATGGAAAGAGACGATGGCGTGGCGCCCACAGCATCGGTCGGGTTCCCTCTCGCCATCGGGCAATCGGCCACATTCCGGCTTTCGGCGACGGGTTTTTCCAACTGGCGCTTTATCCAGCAGGCAGCCACCGCGACCCTGAACGTTGCCTGCTACAAGGACGCTTGATTATGAAGCGGATCATTCTTGGCGCGCTTCTGTGGCTACTGTGTGGCGCTGGCGCGCTGTGCTCGGCTTCGCTGGAAGAGTTCAAGGATGTCGGGCCGCAGATCTCGCCGGCCGACGCCGGGAAGGACCTGATGGTCGTGCATCCATTCTGGGGGAAGTTTAAGGACGAACAAACCGGAATTTCGGATCACCGTATTCAGCCGTTTTTTGGCGCGCATCAAGTAGAGGGCGTCGATTCTCGCCTGTCTGATACGACGATGCTGGCAACCTACGCAGTGTTCGTTACGCAGCCATGACAACGCTGTTGACTGTGGGCTATCAGGATCACGAAAAGCGAATTAACCAATTGGAAAACCGGGTCAATTCCCTAGCTTCTTGTAAGCTCGCGGTCTCTGGCCGGTGCTGGTGGAAATAGCGCATGGCATACATCCCACAAGATATCCCATACATCAACTCAATCGCTGCATTGAAGTTGTTCAACCCGAATTCCGCGACCACGGTAGTCTATGTCGAAGGCTATTACGGCCCTGATCAGGTAAGCGGCGGCTTGTTCCGTTACCTATCGGGAATGTCTCCATCGCTAGACGATGCGACTACGATTATTGGAAGCAGCATCCTAACCGGTTGCTGGCTGCGCGATCTCTCGAACCAGGCCCCGACGCCGCTGATGGCCGGCGCGTATGGGGACTGCCTGCGAATCACTGCCAGCGTCACGGTCAGCGGCACCGCTTTGACGGTTCCGGGCGCAAATTTCTCATCGTCTGACGCGGGGAAGAATATTTACATCCCCGGCGCCGGTACATCGGGCGGCGTTTTCCAGACGACGATTTCGGCGGCAAGCGGGACCAGCGTCACCTTGGCTGCTTCGGTGGTCACCCCCTTGGCGGCATCGTCTCAGACC